CAATGCTTTCCGTCAATTCTATAGTTCTGTCGAAGATGCAGATATTGTTTCTGCCCTTCTTGATCCCGAGCAACAGATTCCTGCGCTTGAACGCAAAGTTGTTGCTGCTGAAATTGGTGGACAAGCACTTCGTCAAGGACTCAGCACAAGCCTTGGAGCAACTCAAGACTTTACCGCTCCTGGCCAACGACCAGTTAGCGGATACAGCAATGTACAGCGCGGAAGTCTTGGAGCAGAAGCCCTTGCTGGAGAAGGAGTTACTGAAGCATCTGCAGCAGCAGACTACGCTAGAGTAGCAGAACAACTTCCAACAGCAGAGAAGCTTAGTGCTATCTACGGTGGACGTACGGCACAGGTAGGGCAACGCGAACTTGAGCAAGCAGAACTGCTTGGACTTGAGTCGGCAAAGCGTGCTCGACGACAACTTAGTGAACTCGAAGAATCTCAGTTCTCCGGACAAGCCGGAACAATGAGAACATCCCTCGGAAGACGAGGAAGAGGCGGAAGCTTCTAACTAGAATCCTGCGTGAATCGACCGGCCTCACGCGGTGTATAGACCGGTAGTAGGAGCCAGCCCATTTCCCCGAATGGAGTCTGTGGCCTACGTAACTACAAATGAAAGGGTGGTTGCTATGAGCAACAACTACTGGGACGATGAAGACGATGACCTAGATACACCGGAACAGTTCGGTGATAGCAGTGACTTGGTAAAGAAGTTACGTAAAGCTAAGCGAGCTGATGAAAAGCGTATTAAGGAACTCACAGAGCAACTTGAGGGTTTATCCAAGGTGCAGCGTGAGAGAACCGTCAAGGAAGTCCTAGAACGGAAGGGTGTCAACCAAAAGGCTGCACGCCTTATCCTTAAAGATCTGGAAGATGTTAACGAGGAGTCAGTGAATAACTGGCTCGATGATAACGCCGACCTCTTTGGGATCAAGGTAGATGAGCCTGAACCAGCTATCTCTGAGCAAGACCGAGCTGCACTACGCAGGCAGGACTTCCTCACAGAATCAGCGGTTACTCCCGACCGAGCAGAAGATTTCGAAATGAGGCTCAACAATGCCGCTTCGGCAGATGAAATCCTCAGTCTTCTGCGATCCCAAGAATAATCGTTCATAGTCATAGGAGACTAAATTGGCTAACGCATATACCTCAACCGGTTCGTCAACACTTGGCGGTACCGTAGGTGGTGCAGGTCTTGTACAGAAGGCATATGATCGCCTTCTCGAGTTTGCTCTCCGTTCAGAACCACTCATTCGTTCTGTTGCGGACAAGCGCCCTGCTCGCCAAGCATTCCCAGGTCAGACCGTTGTACTCCAGAAGTACGTCGATCTTGATCAAGCAACCAGCACTCTGACGGAAACAACCGATCCAGATGCAGTTGCTCTTTCAACACCAAACACTGTAACCATCACTCTCAACGAGTATGGTAATGCAGTTCTCGTAACCCGAGCACTCGAGCTCTTCTCGCTCGCAGATGTCGATCCAGCGATTGCAAACATCATTGCTTACAACCTCGCTGATTCCATCGACGCTGTTGCGATGACGACTCTTCGTTCAGGTACCAACAACATCTTCGCAGGCAACGCAACTGCTGTTGCTAACGTCGATGCTGCTGACACAGCTGACTCTGCAGACATCCGTCGTGCAGTTGCTAAGCTCCGTGCAAACAAGGCTAAGGCTCGCCGAGGCTCAATGTACTGGACCGGAATCCACCCAGAAGTGTCACACGACCTCCGTGCGGAGTCGGGTAACCTCGGATGGAACTTCGTCCACGCACAGACATCTCCAGCTGTTGATAACATCTGGGCAGGAGAAATCGGTGAGTACGAAGGTGCATTCTTCGTTGAGTCACCACGTCTCTACAACGCCAAGGAAGGCGCTGACCAGACAGATCTTACAACCACCGCTGTTACTGTTGCAGGTACTTCAGCTGGCTTCACCTTCGGTGTTGCTTCCAGCTCTGTAATTGCAAGCCGTGCAGAGGCTGGCGACAAGATTGCTGGAACTGGTATTGCTTCGGGTGCAAAGATCACCAAGATCGAGACATCTGGCAGCACCACAACCATCACTGTCGACACAGCTAACACTGCTGCTGTTACAGCAACAACTGTCGTCACGGTAACTCCTGTTACCCGTGTCTTCAACACCATCGTATGCGGTGCTCAAGCAATGGCAGAAGCTGTTGCTGAAGAGCCACGTGTCGTTATCGGTAACGTAACTGATAAGCTTATGCGCTTCCGCCCAATGGGCTGGTACGGCGTACTCGGCTTCGCAGTCTACCGCGACGAGGCACTCTTCCGCATTACCTCTGGTTCCTCAATCGCTGCTCTCTAGTTGATTGACTGCTGGGCAGGAGTAATCCTGCCTGGTGGTAAGTTCACTAGAAAGGGACTGATATGGCCGAATGGCTCTTTACAACTCCAACCGTGGAGGAAGGTCCTGCTGGAGAACACAGGTTGTTTTACTTCTATAAGATCGACAGAGGTATCACTATCGTGCTCAAGCCAACAGGCGGATATGCACAGATTCGATATCCAGAAGATGAAGCTCTTGAAGACTACCCGGTTGTATACCGAGGTGGTTATAACTACACAGTGGACGATGCTACCAAGGCAGCACTGATTGCTGGTGGCGTAGGTGTAACGGAGGATAACTTTACGGCGCTATGAAACACTGGGAAGCCCATCCAGAGTATGTTGAGGGGTGCTTTGGTTGCAAGGGTCTAACCCTCAGTATGAATGCCGGTGATGCCGACAGTCGTCGAGTGATGACTAACAAGGCATTTAATCGGGAGCTCGATGCCTACAAAGAGGCTAGGGCGCAGGGGATCCAGCCAGCTGGTACCTCGATGAAGAAGATACAAGAGGCAGTAAAAGCGTCAGAGACATTAGGCAGAGCATACGATGCTCAGAAGATGCCTCCGGCAAAGCACATCAATAAAAAATCAGCAGAGGTAATGAAAGAACTGGGAGTATAGATATGCCAATGGTAGGCGGAAAAGAGTTCCCTTACACAGCTAAGGGTATGGCTGCTGCAAAGAAGGCTAAGAAGAAGGCAGCTGCCAAGAAGAAAGCAAAGAAGAAGAAATAATGCCAGCGAATAAGAAAAAAAAGAATATGCCAAAGAAGGGCTCTGATGCAGCGTTTGCTGCTGCTGAAGCTCAGCTTGAAAAGCTTATGAATCAAGGCAAAGTAAACTCAAACAATATTTTTAAAATCAAAGAACGCATTGCCAAAAGGTTTGGCGCGTACCCAATGGGTGGAGTAAGGTAGAAAGGTAACACGATGGCCAAAAAGGCAGTCAAAGTGTCACAGGGCACAATTGATAAAATCAAAAAGATGGGTATGACCAAAGCCCTCAAGAAGGCTGGCAAGGGTGGCAGCGCTGAATACATTGAGGGAATTCGACGTATGTACGGTGCTGAGCGCTTGAAGAAGGCCCAGGCATCAGGTATGAAGAAAGCTGCTCCATCTAAAATGTCTCCGCGAGCTGCAGAAAAAACAATGCAGAAGACTTCTGCTCGCGCAGTAGAGCGAGGTTCCGCTAAGGCTCCAATCAAAAAGACGTCTGCTTCAACTGCAAAAATTCCAGCAGGTTACAAGCGTGCAAAGACTGGTCAGATTGTAAAGAAGTCAAAGCTTAAGCTTCCACGTCTTTCAATGGGTGTCAAGCAATACAAGTAGTTAGGGATTAAAATGGCAAGAGCTTCCAAGAAGAAGGCAGTCAAGAAGATTGCTCGAGTTATGCGAGAGTACAAGAAGGGCGAGCTGAATATTGGCAAGTCCAAAAAGAAAGTTAAATCTCGCAGGCAAGCAGTAGCCATTGCTCTGCGCCAGGCAGGAGTATCCCGTCGTGGCTAGAGCTAATAAAGATCCTCGCCTGGTACGAGCCGGTGTTTCCGGTTACAATAAGCCAAAGCGCACACCAAACCATCCAAAGAAGTCACACATTGTTGTGGCAAAATCTGGAGATAAGATAAAGACAATTAGATTTGGTGAACAAGGCGCAAGGACTGCCGGTGCTCCCAAGCCGGGTGAGGGTCAAAAAATGAAGAAGAAGCGTGCTTCATTCAGAGCGCGTCACGCCAAGAACATTGCCAAGGGACCTATGTCTGCAGCCTATTGGGCTAACAAGGTGAAGTGGTAATGGCATACACTAACCCAGGTCTTCGTAACCGAATCAAGAAGCGTATACTCGCAGGCAGTAAGGGTGGCAAGCCAGGACAATGGTCTGCCCGAAAGGCACAGCTTGTCGCCCAA